CTCTTCAGTCATCTCTGCAATCAATACAGCTTTTCTAGCTTCAATCTTTTGAGAGATTTGCTGTAGCTGTTGTTGAGCTTGAGGATTCATACCTGCTTGTTGTTGAAGTTGTGGAAGCATTTGAAACTCTTCTCTAAACTCTAATTCAATTTGTTCTTGAGCCATTAAACTAATATGCTCTAAACAGTTCTTCTGTAATGCACCCATAACTGGTGGATTATTTCTAACTAAATTAGTAGCCATAAAGTTTAAGTGAGAAGTGATGTGGGCTCTATGATCTTGACCTGGAAAGGCTTGGAAAGGTTTTTGAGCTAATGCATCAATGTTTTCTAAACTTGGATCTTTTGGTAATGGTGGTGGAGGAGGTGGTAATATCTCATCAATATTCTTAACACCAATTGCTTCATACATTTTTCTGTAAGCCATATATAAATTATGCATTTGTGGATTAGACATGGCTAATTGTAATTCTGTTTGTGCCATACTCACTCTTTGAGACATAGAGAATATATTTGGATCCGCTACCGGTAATACATCGACTCTTTGATCAAAGTCTTGTTGCTTAACAATTCTTGCTGCACCTACAACATCGTATGGATATTCAGGTGGTAAATAACTTCCAAAAATTTTAGCTAGTAATTTAAATTCTTGTTTCATCGCTACATACAATCTTTTGTGTATAGCTGACATAACTCTTGATCCTCTTTCAAGAAGAGCAATAGTTGTTCCTACAGCAGCTTGTTGATTTCCTTCGCCTACTTGCATATCAGCAATAGCTGCAAATCTTTGACCTGCTTGAACCACAATACCCATTAATTGTAATAAAGTTGCTGATGGTTCTTTGTACGGTAAATTATAAAATGATTCTTTTAAGCTTCCACCCGGTGCATCAACATCTCTCCATTCACCTGGTTGAATAGATTGAGCATCGTCTTGTACACGTACTCCTCTTTGTTTAAATCCAGCTGGTAAATTAGATAACGTTCCTGCATCTAATAATTGGCGGAGAGCAGCCGTTGCAGTTCTGCTCAAACCGCCAATCATGTGAATGAGTCCAAATCCGTAAAATCCTAGTCCTGGCAGAAATTTGAAGTGGACAAAATATTGGATTCTATTCTTCAATGGATCATTGGGCGCAAAGTTCCTTCTTATCGAAAGAACCTTTTGACTACCTTGTTCGATTGTAACGACATAAGGTAATTTTATTCCTGACGGTTCACCCGTCTGAGGATTCTGGTCTTCAAAACCTTCTAGATCTAAATTAACGTGACACTCAAGTAGAGTGTACATCTGTTCATTTCTAGAGGTTCTTGTAGTTCCTTCCAGTTTTCTTTCAGCATCTTCCACTTTATCTTGTGGAGGCATTCCTGGAGGAGTTAATTCTATATCTCTATAAAATCCTGAAACTTGTTGTTTTCTTAAATCATTTTCTGAAGTTTTAATTATGTGAATAATAGCTTCTGCATCATCAAGAGATGTTGCTGTGTATGGCACAACTAAATCATCTGCTGGTACAAATTTAGAAACAGCTCTTCCTAATAATTCATCATAGTAAACTTTTTTAAATGTAGATCCAGCTAATGGTAAATGAAATAACATTGAATCAAATTCAGGTTCGTATTCCTTCATTTGATCTATCAATTGATAGTTCATAAATTCTTTTACCCGTTGTGCTTGTTGCATCCTTTGAGGATTGGATGCACCAATCACTTGGGTTCTTACCGGCCCATCGGCTGGTAATAATTCTTTGTAAGCTTGCGCTTGAAACTGTGTAACCGCTTCTGCAAGAACAGGGTGAGTTGCACCACTTGCACCTTGGAAAGGTTGTGTTCTGTTTTCGTATTTAAAACCTAATAAATCTAGACCAGTCACATAAGCTTGTTCCCAATCTTTTCTAGAAGATTTGTAATCTTGGTAATCGCCTGCTAGTTTTAATCCCACAGGATCTAAAATTTCTTCAGGTAATATATCTGCTAAATTATCAAAATGATCTTCTGTTCCTGGAATATTTAAATTAGCTCTTGGATCAAAATTAACTGTAGCTCCACCATCTTCTTCGGGTGTAACTTCTATTTCTGGTTTGTCTATTTTTGCCTCTTCCGTAACGTCAACTTCTGTTATTGACTCATTAGGTGCAATAATAGGTTCGTTAGTTGTAACGTTCGGGAGTCCTTTATCTATTCGATTATCTGCCATCTAAACTCCTAGTACTTTTCTAACACGATTAAACTGAGAAGACAAGCCTCCTCCTTGAGGCATCGGTCCTGATTTTGGGGGTATAGCATTAGGTCTTCTTGGGTCAAGAGTAGCTATTCCACCACCAGCTGCACCAAACCCATAATAGTCTTCAGGTTCAACTTTTCTCTCTTGTTTTAATATAGCTTTTTTGTCCGCTATATCATCTTGAGCTTTAAATAATTTATTAAAATATTGATTAGCCATTTCACTATCAAAATATCTTTCACCAATACCAGGTGGTAAAGAAGGATCTGTTTTTATAAAGGGTTCTATACTTTTTTCAAACCTTTGTGTGGCTCCTTTTAATTGATCAGGATACAACATACTATCGTCAGGTCCCATAAAGAGATCCGCTTGACTTTCGACCTGTTCTAATTTTTCTCCTCGCTCTTGGGCATCAAATGCGAATCCAGCTTCTTCTCCTCCATATTTTACTATTTCATCTCGTACGCTATCTCCAGCCAAACCAAAAGTAGCATTGTTTATTATTCTTGATGTAGATTCTCCAGAAGCATAATCGCTTAATGCAAAAGGAACTGCAAATGCTATCTCGCCTGCGATTGCCGCTGGACCTAAAGTTGAGGTCATAAAAGTTTTAAGTCCTTTTAATTTTCTTGCAGCGTTTATTGCTTGTTTTCCCGAACCGGTTCTAGCTATTTCTCTTTGCTTAGCAATATCATCAAGATAAGCTCTTGGGTTATTACAACTTGCTGGTCCACCATTGGCTTTAGTTACTGTACACTTGAAACCTTGAGCTTTCATTTGTTTTGCTAATCCTTTTTCTACTATTTTAGACTGACCTTTTTTTGTATCAAAAATAATATCATCAGCGTATCCTATGTTTTTATCACCTACACCTTTTACTTGAACGTTTTGGCTTTTTAAAAATTTATCTATATCTTTAACAACAGGTGAGTCAGGATTATTAATTACGAATTTTTTAAGGGTTTCCATTTGTCCTCCTACTCTTCCTACTGCAACTTGAATATTTTTAGGGAAAAGAGATGCTGTTCTTTTGCTACTAATTGGAATTTGGTGTTCTACTTGAAACAATTGATTTGTTTCAGCTAGATCTCTTATCTTCTTAACAAGTTGTTCATCAGTAAAATCTTTATAACGATCAAACTTTAATCTAGGTTTAGATGTTTTTAATTCTGTAACATCTAATCTCATAGAGTCTATTAATTTTTTATTTCTTAAAATTTCCTTATCTGTCATGGTTGCTATAACTTTATTTTGTGCATTAATTTTATCCATAAGTGAAATGGTTTGATCTAAAGTTTTTTTACCTCCTGGCATTTTCTTTAAAACTTTTTTCATTTCTTCAATAGTTTTAACTCTAACTTTTGAATAATCATAAGGACCATCTGGGTTAGGTATATTTGCAGGTTTAATATACTTAGGCGCAAATTGTTTTAAAACGTTTCTAATAGTTTTACGTTCTTTTCCTAATTCTTTAGCAACAGCCTCTGTGGACCCTAATTCTTTTCTTAGTTTAATAACTTTTTTAACATAAGGAGAATCTGCAGTTAATTTAACTCCTCTAGTTTGCAAACGAATTTTATTAGGTTCACCATATTTTTTGACATATTCTCTAAAGACTTTAGATGTACTATCCATTGGTTTTTTATCTGTACCAAAACCAATTTGTTTACCAATAGCTTTTAAATCTAAATCAGTATTTTTAATTAAATTATCTATCTTAGCCAGTTTCTCATCTGTGATTGCAAAAGGAGTTCCACTACCAAATTTAACCCTACCACCATCATCAAATCCTTTTCTTTCTTGAACAAATTTTTTCCAAGTACCTTTAGATTCAAGAGGCGTTGAACGTGTTACCCATTGTACAACTTTATTATCCATTATCTTCCTAACATGTGTGCAAGGCCGCCAGATGCAAATTCATCCATTTCTTCAGCTGCTTGTTCAGCTTGCATTTCTGCTCTGCCTTCAGCAAAATCATCTGCTTCTCTTTTTTTGGTACCTTTTAGATTAAACTCGTCTACGTTCTTACCTGTTGCATAATATTCAACTTCAGAAAAATCAGATGCGTGATCCCCATATTTTTCAAATGACGAGTCTTCATATTTTATATTCTCTGCATCTCCAGTAAACTCAGCTTCTTCAACATAAAACTCATCTTTTGTTTTAACACCTTTTCCTTGTTTATTAGTCGTCCATTCACCTTTGTTTAATTCAAGTCTTGCAGGTTGGCCGTGTCTTCCTGATTCCCAACCATGTTTACCCATTCCAATATCAACAGCTGTATTTCCAGTTGTTAAATCTTGAGTAACCATAATTTTAGTTTTAGAATTTGGAAGTTCTCCAATATGAACAATTTCTCTTTCAATTGTTCCATATTGTTTAGTAACATCTTTCCCGTCTTTAATAACTTTATCTACAAGTTTAGGAAACCAGGCTGGCATTCCAGCTGCGTTAGAAGTTTCAACTGCTTTAACAGCTTTCGCTGCTGGTTTTACAAATTTAAAATATTTTCCTAGAATTGGAATTGAAGCCAAGCCTCCCATAAGTTTTAAAAATCCTCTTCGGCTCATTCCGCCTTTTTCGTAACCTTGTCTATCGTTTCTAAAAGGCATTCTATCTTTTGGAAGTTTTGTACCGATGTATTCCATTAACGGCATCATGTGTTTATGGTTATCATTCCAGTCAGCCCAGGATCCTCCATATT